ACTTGTGATCGTGGCATCTATCAGAACCCACTCAAAGAGCCGCGGTCGTAGCGGCGATTGCTCACGCCCCGCATTGCGCCAAGCCAGTTGGATGTCCGCGGGAACATCTGCGCCTGATCCATTGCATCCTTGCCCTTTGCCTGCGCGAGCATGCTCTTGTAGTCAGCCATCAGTTTCGTAGATCGATTAGGATCGCCAGTGACTGCATCAGAGCACTCGTAGGCCAGTCTGTAGGCCAGAACGCGGCAGAACATCTCAGGCCAGTTCGGCGCCTCAGCATCCGCCCCATAGTCAGAAGACATGAAGCGAATGTAGAGGGTGCTGTCGTTGGAATATAGCTTGCCGCCTTCGTCGTGATACCTCGCCTCTGCGAAGAACTCGCTGGAGTTCGAGACAGCAATCGTCCGCAGCCAGCCGCTTGGCTTGTTGAAAGCATACTGCCAGCCAGGTATTGGGACACCAGATTGCGTGATCTGAGATGTCTTGGTGGCAAAGTTCCACAACCCCTCAGTCAGGCAGAACCTAACGACACGTTGCCAAGCGTCATCGAAGATCTGATAGACGCTCTCAATCCCAATCTCCGTCTCTGGCGCAGCCTTCCTTGTTTCCGGGTATCCCATCAGCCGGGACGCCTCTTTCCAGATTGCCGTGATTGTTGAATTGCGGCGCTTCGGGATGATGAGACTCTGGTCGGCAGCGTCCTTCCTCGCAGCACTTTCAAGCGCCGACTTGTACTCCTCAAGAAGAGCCGCTCGACGAGCAGGATCTCCGGTCACAACATCAGAGCATTCATACGCCAGTCGATAAGCGACGGCGCGAACGAAAGGCTCTGGCCATGACGTGGCAGAAGCATCGAGGGACGAGTTTGAAGATATGTATCGAACATAGATTGGCGTGACGTTTGCAAAGAAGCGGCCGCCCTGATCTCGATATTCAATGGATGAAGAAAATGCCGCATCACTGGCCACGCCGATCGTGCGGAGCCAATCTGATGGCTTCACAAATCCATAGCTGTAACCAAGGGATGGGGCGCCAGAACTTAGGATGCTGACCGTGGTTGTGGCGAAATTCCAGTAGTGCTCTGTAAGGCAAAACTTGACAACGCGGGACCACGCAGCGTCAAGAACACGGTAGACGCGATCAGCCTCATCGTCTTTGTCAGCAGTACCCTTGGAGCCCTCCACATAGCCCATGAGCCGCAGGGACTCAGACCAGATGGATCCAACTGTCGCGTTTCGCCTCTTTGGGATCGCCAGGCTATTGGCTGCTGCATCGATCGAAATCGCTCGAGCGGCCTGCCCTCCATATTCCTTCTCAAGGGCTGCTCTCTTGTCTGGTATCCCAGTGACAAGATCGACACACTCATAGGCCAACCGGCATGCAAGCAACCGCTTGAAGTTGTCTGGCCACGCAGTCGCGTCAGCATCTTGAGCGTATTCGGTGGATACATATCGAACATAGATGGAGGACGAGTTTACATACCAGCGACCACCCTCGTCACGATAGTCGATGGGAGCCTTGAAGTCAGCGTCAGTCCCGGCGGCTACGTCCACGGTCCTCAGCCAGTCTGCAGGCTTGGAGAAGCTGTGCGTGTACCCTGTGCCTGTGCCGGCAGACGTGCTCAGCAGTGAGGTCTTGGTAGCAAAGTTCCAGCCGAACTCATTCAGGCAGTATAGCACGACGCCGCGCCAGGCCATCTCCAAGACCTCATGCACGGGCTTGGCGTCAACCGGGCGCTGAACCATAGCGATCTTCGGGTCGCCGGTTCCCATCAACCTGATGGCCTCTTCCCAGATCGCCGCGACCGTATCGTTGTGAACCTTTGCCGCCCACTGTGCAGGCGAAATCATCATGCCGCCCCTTTCGGGCGCGTGCTGAGACTTTGCCAGGCCGAGAACCTCAACGAACAGCTGATACAGCCCCTGGGCCTTCTGGGGGTCTTGTGTCAGGCGCTCGCAAACGTCGAAGGCCAGCCTGTGTGCGACAACAGAGCAGAACATCTCAGGCCAATTCGGCACATCGGTGTCCTGCAGCAGGTTCTTTGAGATGTACCGGAAATAAGCTCTGGTTTCAGAGGTTTTGAAACGGAACTTCGTTGCCGTCTGCATGTAGTGTGCCTGAACGGCGAAATTCTCATCCAGTGAGACGGCAACCGTTCTCAACCAAACACTTGGATCGAACGTATAGCTCTTGTTGTACCCGATCGATGAGTCTGAATCCAAGAGTGGCTGAATGTCTGCCATTGCGAATGGCCAGTCAGCCTGTGCGCCGCAGAACAGAACGGCCCTGCTCCAGGCGTCATCAAGCGCGTATCGTGCCTCGACCTGGTCAGTCGTGGCGACCAGACGGAGATCTCCGACAAGGCGAAGGGCTTCGTTGTAAATCTCGAGCTTCGTTGCCATCTGGTCTTTCCCTTTATCAGGCCACCATCTTCAGCCTGTATTCCTCTGCAGCCTTCTCGGCGTCAGCCTTAGTCTCGAGGCCGGCCGATACGACCGTTCCTCGGTGCATGATCCGCCAGCGGTCCTGCTTGCCGCCATAGTTGACGGTAACGTCTTCGTGGATCTTGGGGGCCGTCCTTGCTTCCTCCCCGCCAATGTAGTGCCGAAGCAGGCGGACGTTTGCGTAGGTCTGACCTACCTTCAGGACACGGAGATCGCAGTCCAGGACGTTGTCTTCCGACAACACCTCAATGATCGCACCGCGCTTAAGGCGCTGCGTGTGGTTGGCCCAGAACTCGGGCGTCAAAACGTCTTCAAGAGATGTGCCGGCCGGAACTTCAGCAAACATGCTGAGGCGCACATAGTGAGAGTGATCAAGGGCAGTCGCCTTGAGGGGCTTCATGAATACCTCATGTTGATGTGAAAAAAGCGGGGGCCGTTATGGCCCCCGCCCAGTGTCGTTAGTCGGCGTTCGTCGCCGTAACCGCCGTACCGCTCGACAGGTCAGCACCCGTCGAAGCCACAGCGATCACAGAGAAGATGTGGTGACCCTGACAGGTTGCCTTCGTCGTGATGTTGTCCCACTTGGTATAGAGGACAATATCACCCTTTCGCATGCCACGGCTATCAGCGTCGCTGATGAAGTTGGCAGCATCCACATCGCCAACAGCATCGACGCCCTGAAGGGACCAGAGCTGCGGGGTGCCGCTGCTGCCGTTCAAAGTCGGCACCAGCAGGCGCAGTTCAGAAGAAACGTAAGCCATGAGGTTTTACTCCTTTCTGTCTTACGAGAATGCCGCCGTGTCATCGACGGTGACCTCGATCACACCAGAGTTCTGGAGGATCTTGGCGCCGTGATAAACGGAGTGGCGGGCATACGAATAGTCATGCTCACCGTTGAAGCCAATGTCGGTCTTGATGCCAGCGGTGTCGATGGCGTGACCGATTGCGGACTTGTGGTAAACATAGCACTTCGCGGTTGCGGTGCCGACGCCCGGAACCTTGGGGTGCATGATATGCTGCGCACCAAGGAAGCGGAACGGCTGCGGACCCTCGACGAGCGGCTTCGCATTGACGTAGTCAATGGAGGTCGCCTGGGCGAAGGTCAGGATCCGAGCGTAGGTCTTGGGAGACCAGACGCAGGTGATCATGCCGTCATTGTCCACCTCGTTCTCGTAGAGATCCGAGAGAACATCCACCAGCTTGCCATAGGTCAGCGTGATCGCCGAACCAGAGTTGTAGTTGGTGGTCGTCGCGTTGAGAGCCGTCAGGATGGCCTGATCGATCTCCTTGTTCGCAGCCTTCATGCCGCGCTCCTGAAGGATGCGGCGGCGGTCGGACTGGCCAGTGAAAATGTCCCAGCCGGTCTGGGTAGCCCGGTGGTGCATTTCCTTCAGCGAGATCGTCACCTGGGTGTCGGTCTCGTTGGCGGCGGGGATAAGACCATCGACGCCACGTTCCTTCATGGTGTCGGCCTGGCCGGTGACGAGGAAGATGGCGGAATTACCCTTGACCATTGCCTCGGACGTTACTGTATCGCGGAGATACGACTGGCGAACTTCGAAGCTCGCCACGAACTCGTCGCGATACAGAGTTTGCATTGGCACAGCCATTGCAGTTCTCCGTATTCTGATGAGGTTGTTGGGGAGGCTTCGGTTCTCGGGTGCCCAAACAGAAAAGGGCTCGTGGGGTGCCTTGCGGTCCACGAGCCCTTGAATGGGGCGAAAACGTCTGCGTTAATTCAGATGCAGGGCCGCAGTGCGGGGTGCCTGCTTACCCTCCTGCGTGAGGAGGGATCTCGACTGCTCAAGAGTTCAGAAAATCAAATTTCGTACTCTCAAGAGCTGCGATGATTTCGAAATTGGAAGAGCTTCCAGACACAGTCCAATCGATAGAGCCGTCTGTGTTCAATGCGATGGACACCAGAGACTTGATTGCTCCGGTATCGACCGACTTGATGAGACCATCGATGTGCTCTTTGTTGTAGTTGTTGAGCTCTTCAGGTGTCGCTTGCATCTGCTCCGAAGATTTGGCGATGGTCCCTGATTTGGCGCTCTCAAATTGAATGACATTGTCGCTCATGCGCCACCATTCATGCAAGTTGTGATCAGCGGCCCTTCTTTCCCATATCCTTCAGTTTTACGGTCTTCTTCTTGGCGTTGGGAGACTTGGCCTTGGGTGCCAAGTCAATGACATCCTTGCCACGCGTACCGTATGCCCATTGATAGTATTCATCCGTGCCGACCTTCATGCCAGTGGGCTTGGAGGTTTCAGATGGGTAATATCCGCCTTTTGGCATATTCTGCTTCCTTTCTGTTTGTTATGACGCCCGGCGAGACAGGGCACCATGGATGCGCTGCAGCTCACTCTGGACGTCGGCGCTCCAATACTTCTTGCGAACCACGGGGTCTGGGTCGTTCATCATCTTCATGAGCTCAGACTTCCTTGTCTCAAGACCCTTGCCAGTCGTCTCAACATCTGAGGTGTAGAGCTCTGCGCTTGATCCACCGACCTTGCGCGAAAGATCGGCCATCAACCTGATGAACGCCTCGTTGTCGCCAATGCGCGACCCATCGACCAGCTGCATTGACAGAAAGTCCTGGGCAGATGTCCCGAGGTGCTCCTGAAGGACATTTGACATGAGGTTGACATTCGCCCTGAAATCACCGCCCCATTCAGCGCGAAGCTTCTCTTCTGTATCGACACGGGCCTTGTAGGCTGCTTCAGCGCGCTGCTGCGCGACTGACTCCTCATAGTCCAGGAACCAACCGGAAATGTTCTTCACGACGTCTGCCGGCATGTTTCGCTCAAACATGGCACTTGCAAAGTCATTCATGATGCTGACGTCAGCGTCTGTCAGTTCTCGACCTTCAGGAACCTCGAACTCGTAATTCTCTGGCTTGTCAGGAACGCCCCTTGCCTTCCGATATTCAGCGAGCTGCTCGTCAGTAGGGTTGTCAGGAAGCACCACATCCTTCTGTGGCTCCTTCTTTGTGTCCCTGCTGTCGTAGGTTGTCCTGAGATCACGGAAGGCTTTCGCAGCAGCAGCTGGAGACGTGTACCTCTGAAGCAGCGACTTGATCTTGTCGTCGCCACCTGCCATGTGGTCCCGCCAGTCTTCAGGCCAGCTGTAATCTGTCGCCTGCTTTTGGTCTGCCGGTGGAGTTTGCGCTGTCTCAGCGGCCTTCTGATCGGCAATACCTGCTTCTGACAGGGTCTTTTCGGGCGTAGCAGTATCCGTTCCGGCAACAGTTTCCTGCCCGCCGACTTCGACGTGTTCTTCGGCCATGTTCCTCTGTGGGTTGTGCGGAGCCGCTAGAGCGGGGTGTCCGCGTTACTTCCTCGCGGGCTTGTCCTGCCCGAGGAGAATATCGAGACGTGTTGCCACCAGCTTCTTGAGCTGCAGCCCAACGTATCTCTTGCCTTCAGCGAAAGCGCCATCCCTCTCGCCGCCGTGATCATCGGCGCGGTATGAGAGATCATCGACGCAGGCGACCCGATAGATGATGGCGTCGAGCGCCCTCTTCTGCTGGTCTGGTGTTGCAGTGCCTTCTGCCATTGCCTTGATGGCCATAGCGTCAGCCTTGTTGAGAAACCCTGGCCCGACAACTGTGGTCTCATTGACCTCGACGGGCTTCCAGGGGCGCCAGGGGGCTAGCTTCACTGCGAAACCACCTCATTTGCCTTTGCCTCGGCTTCGGCGATCGTCTTCGCAGCATTCGCACCGGAACCGACCATGTTGATCATCTGAGCCATCTGGGCTTGCTGGTTCATTGCCTCGGCCTGTGCGGCCTTCTCCTCGTCCGATTTCATCCACCTGGCTGGGGCGCCAGCGCCGACCATAGCGTCCTGAAGCATGGTGCTGACGCTCACCTCAGCCAAAGCAGACTGGTCGATCTGAGAGGCCGCAGCGATCAGCTGGACGCTGTCGTTGAAGGCAATGACCTTCTTGCGCGCCATCGCCTCACGCAGCGGGTTCTGGAAGGTGAACTTCACGTTCTGACCTCGGAGTGGTTGGGGGATCATGTCAGGAGCCCCATAGGCTCCGAGGCGCAGTCCGCGCACCATCACGGCATCAAGTATTGTAGAATTGTACTCGTCCTCAAGAGGCTCGAAGAGGGGGAGAGCGTTTCTGACGTACTCCTCGACCAGCCTCGCAGTCTCATAGGCAGTCTTCTCACGGGCCTGCGGGAGGTTGATCTTCGAAAGATAGAATGCCTCAGCAAGCATCCTCCGCTGCTGCTCCAGCAAATCGACGCCGATCGACACATTCCGGCCAAGCTGCAGGGGCCGAATGGCTTCTCCGAGGCGCTCGTCATACTCACGGTCCACCCATG